GGAGGATACACGTAATGAAAGTAGAAGCACCTAAAGGCTACCATTGGATGAAACAAAAAGATGGTAGTTTAAAACTAATGAAACATGACGGTAAGTTTGTCCCTCACAAGGGGGCAAGCCTTACTGCTAATTTTGCTATACAGAAAAAACATGACAAAAAGTAAACCTAAAAAAATGAATACAGGTGGACTAGCTAAAAGCCAAAAAAGTCTTAAGTCTTGGACTAAACAGAAGTGGAGAACTAAAAGTGGTAAACCTTCTACGCAAGGTCCAAAGGCTACAGGAGAACGTTACCTGCCGGCTAATGCTATTAAAGCTATGGATTCTAAGTCTTATGCTGCATCTTCAGCGAAGAAAAGATCAGATACAGCAAAAGGTAAGCAGTTTTCTAAGCAACCTAAAAAAGCGGCTAAAGCTTCCAAGCCGTACAGGAAAGTAACATGAGAAAACTTACAGAAAAACAACAGTTATTCCTTGATGTACTATTTGAACAAGCACAAGGTGATCCTGTAAGGGCTAAACGTCTTGCAGGTTATGCTGATACTGTATCCTCTACAACTATTACTGCTGTGTTGCAGGACGAGATTGCTGAACTAACCAAGAAGTTTATTGCCACTGCTGGTAGTAAAGCTGCATACTCTATGATGCAGGTTATGACTAACCCTACAGACCTTGGCAATAAAGAAAAGATGGCAGCAGCTAAAGATTTCCTTGACCGTGCTGGCTTTGTAAAGACAGACAAAGTAGAAATTAAAGCTGAAAACCCTGTATTTATATTACCGCCTAAAAATGAAAGTTAATAAAACTTGGAAGCTCCCTGAGCCAGAGCTAGTTGATGGTGAGTATGAGTGGCTATCTGTCGTCAGAGTAGGCAGAGTTGTGCCATTTGGCTATAGACAAGACCCTGAAGATGATGATATACTACTACCAATCCCAGTAGAGCTAGAAGCTTTAGAAGAAGCTAAGAAGTATTTAAAGCAATATAGTTACAGAGATGTAGCCAACTGGTTGAGTGAGAAGTCAGGTAGATACATCTCTCACGTAGGTCTAATGAAGAGAGTTAAACTTGAACGAAAACGTAAAGCAGAAGCTTCAACGCAACGCTATTACGCTGAACGCTACAAAGAAGCGGCGGCAAAAGCGGAAACCCTCGAAAGAAATCGTATCGGAGCCAGAGAGTACAACTACTCCCGTAGCCCTGAAGCCACAGCCGATAAAGGTTGAAAAAGCTCAAGAGATAATTTTTGAGCCTAATCCCGGCCCTCAGACAGACTTTCTTTCAGCATCAGAACAAGAGGTACTATATGGTGGGGCGGCTGGTGGTGGTAAGTCTTTTGCTATGTTGGCCGATCCTGTTAGGTATTTTAATAATCCATTATCTTCTATGCTGTTGGTACGGAGAAGCACAGAAGAACTCAGAGAACTTATCTCAGTCTCCAAACAGCTCTACCCCAGAGCAATCCCCGGGATTAAGTTTATGGAACGTGATAAAACGTGGGTAGCTCCAAGCGGTGCTACTCTTTGGCTTTCATATCTAGACAGGGATGATGATGTACAAAGATACCAAGGACAAGCTTTTAACTGGATTGGTTTTGATGAACTTACACAATGGCCTAGCCCTTATCCTTGGAACTATATGAGGTCACGACTACGTGCTACTAAAGACAGTGGACTTGATCTTTATCAAAGAGCCACTACCAACCCCGGCGGAGCTGGTCATCAATGGGTTAAGAAGACTTTTGTAGACCCAGCCCCACATAATACCAGCTTTGATGCTACTGATCCTGAAACAGGAGAACGCATTGCTTGGCCTAAAGGTCACTCAAAAGAAGGTCAACCCTTATTTAAACGTAGGTTTATTCCTGCTACTTTGTTTGATAATCCTTACCTAGCTGATGATGGTCTATATGAAGCTAATCTACTATCACTGCCTGAGCATCAACGTAAGCAACTACTAGAAGGTAACTGGGATGTAAATGAAGGTGCTGCCTTCCCTGAGTGGAATAGACAGATACACGTAATAGAACCTTTTGAAATACCTAGAAGCTGGTCAAAGTTTAGAGCATGTGACTACGGATACGGTTCTTACTCAGGGGTTGTTTGGTTTGCAGTATCTCCTGATGAACAACTTATAGTTTACCGTGAGATGTATTGTTCAAAAGTTATAGCTACTGACCTAGCTGATATGATACTAGAAGCAGAAGATGGAGAGAAGATACGTTACGGAGTACTTGACTCATCTCTCTGGCATAAACGTGGAGACACTGGCCCAAGTCTAGCTGAACAAATGATTATGAAGGGCTGTAGGTGGAGACCTGCTGACAGGTCCAGAGGTTCAAGGGTAGCAGGTAAGAACGAAATACACAGACGATTACAGGTAGATGAGTTTACTGAAGAACCACGGTTAGTATTCTTTAATACCTGCACTAATACTATATCACAGATACCAGCTTTACCACTAGATAAGAATAACCCTGAAGATGTAGACACACACTCAGAAGATCACCTGTACGATGCAATTAGGTACGGGGTTATGACAAGACCAAGAAGCAGTTTGTTTGACTATGACCCTGCATCACAACGATCAGGTTTTCAAGCAAGCGACCCAACGTTTGGTTATTAAGGAAATACTATGGACGAATTTGAAGAAAGCATGGGAATGGACGTTGAAGAGGCAAGCTCTTTAGAGGACATGAAGGAAGATACCTATAGTGATCCTCTTGCAGGAAGCATTGTGGGTCTTGTACAAAAACATTATAAGAAAGCCTCTGATGCAAGGGAGACAGAAGAAACTCGTTGGATACAAGCTTATCGTAATTATCGTGGTATTTATGGACCTGATGTACAGTTTACTTCCACAGAAAAATCTCAAGTATTTGTTAAAGTGACCAAGACTAAAGTTCTTGCTGCATACGGTCAAATTATTGAGGTACTCTTTGGCAACAATAAGTTTCCAATTACTGTAGACCCTACCACTCTTCCTGAAGGAGTAGAAGAGGCGGTACACTTTGAGTCTAATGACGAAATAAAAAAAGCTCAAGGCCCAAGCCCAGAGGAAACTAAACTACTTCCCGGCGAAACTATGACTGATCTTAAAGAACGATTAGCTGGATTAAAAAATAAACTTGCTCCTGTAGAAGACCAACTTAAAGAAGGTACAGGTAGCACACCTACAGAGATTACTTTTCACCCTGCAATGATTGCAGCTAAGAAAATGGAAAAGAAAATTCATGATCAGTTAGAAGAATCTAATGCAAACAAACAGTTACGTGTAGCTGCCTTTGAATGCGCACTGTTTGGTACAGGCGCAATGAAAGGTCCATTTGCCATAGACAAAGAGTACCCTAATTGGAATGATGAAGGTGAGTATAGTCCTACTATTAAAACTATTCCTCAAACCTCTAGTGTATCTATTTGGAACTTTTATCCTGATCCTGATGCAGCTAATATGGATGAGGCTGAGTATGTAGTAGAACGTCATAAAATGTCACGTACTCAACTACGTAATCTTAAAAAACGTCCTTTCTTTAGAAGCAATGCTATTGATCTTGCTGTAGCTGACGGTGAGTCTTACACCAAAGAATGGTGGGAGCAAGCTATGGAAGATGATGCTCAGGAATCCAAAGCTGAACGTTTTGAAGTCCTTGAGTTTTGGGGCAGTGTAGACACAGAAGTTCTTGAAGGACATGACATAGATATCCCTGCAGAATTAGCAGATATGGATCAAGTTAATGTAAACATTTGGGTATGTAATGGTAAGGTATTGCGTTTGGTTATGAATCCATTCACTCCTTCTATCATTCCTTACTATGCAGTACCATATGAAGTAAGCCCATACAGCTTGTTTGGTGTAGGTATTGCTGAGAATATGGATGATACACAAACACTTATGAATGGCTTTATGCGTATGGCTGTTGACAATGCTGCACTATCTGGTAATATGTTGATTGAGGTAGACGAAACTAACCTAGTTCCCGGCCAAGACCTTTCAGTATATCCCGGTAAAGTCTTTCGTCGCCAAGGCGGTGCGCCGGGACAAGCTATCTTTGGCACTAAGTTTCCTAACGTATCCAATGAGAACATGCAGATGTTTGATAAGGCACGTGTATTAGCAGACGAGAGTACAGGCTTTCCTAGCTTTGCTCATGGTCAGACAGGAGTACAAGGTGTTGGACGTACAGCTTCTGGCATTAGTATGCTTATGTCTGCTGCTAATGGTTCTATACGAAATGTAGTTAAGAATGTTGATGACTATCTACTAGCACCATTAGCTAAAGCATTCTTCAACTTCAACATGCAGTTTGATTATGACGATGAGATCAAGGGTGATCTTGAAGTCAAAGCACGTGGTACTGAAAGCTTGATGGCTAATGAGGTACGTAGTCAACGCCTAATGCAATTCCTTGGTGTGGTACAAAATCCTGTACTAGCTCCTTTTGCTAAAATGGATTACATCATCCGTGAGATTGCTAAGTCCATGGACCTTGA